AGATCGTTGCAGGAGAGCCAAAGGGTGAACTGCGGAAGAAAGGTCGTGGCAGTCTCGTAGAGGTTTCGAGCCTTGATTTCCTCGCCACCTGTGAGCTGCTTGATCGTTTCCTCGTCCAGCTTGCCATACTGGTTGCTTTCTGCCATCGTGACGAACCGCTTGCCTTTCAGGGAAGCCAGCATGGGGTTCGCTGCTTCGGCGTTCTTCGACCGCTCTGCCTTGCAGATGATCGACACGGGAGACACGGACGCATAGTCACCGAGAAGGTGGTGAATTGCCGAGAGCATGGTGGACTTGCCGTTGCGGGTGGTCTTGCCGTGGAGAATGAACATACATTCTTCATTTGCCATACCCAGCATGGAGTACCCCAGCGCCTTTTGCAGATAGTCAGCCTTGTCTTCGTCATTACAAGTGACCTCTGCAACGAACTTCTCCCAGCGGCGGCACTGTGCGTCCTGCAAGGTGTAGTTGAAGTTGGTCTGCATGGTTAGGAAGTCTTTCCAGTCATGCTCCCGGAACTCCATCTTTTCAAGGTTGAAAGTGCCGTTCTTGCAGTTGATAAGGTAGGGATTTGCGTCAAACTCCGCCGAAGCGATAGGAAGCACACTGGCAGCGTCCTTCATCAGCCGGTCACGGAAGCGCCGGTCACCCATTTTCACGATGAACTTCATGTACTCGGAACGCCGTTCCTCGTTGGCAATCTCACCGCAGTAGAGAGCCATCAGGCGGCAGAACTCTTTGATCTTTTCCGCCACCAAGAGAGAGCCGGTATCTTTGCGCCATGCTCCCTCGGAGTAGGTGAACCAGCTTTTCGCTTCGGGGCAGTAGCGGGTATCGTTCTTGTAGCACTCGGAGAACAGCTCCGCCATGCCGGACTCGTCCCACGAATACCCCGTGCCGCTGATCGGGTGGCTATGCTCAGGCTGTGCTTCCTTAATCTGAAACATCACACGGGATTGAGCTTCGTCCATGATGTAACGACCATTGGAGAGCTGAAAAAGCTCCTGATCTTCTTCGGGGGCAGTCATGATTTCATCAGCCATTTTCAGCACTCTCCTTTGCGAACTTTTTCAGGGGTTGAAGGTCGGCTCTGACCTTCTTGATGTACTTCTCTACGATAGACTCAACCTCGTAGTGGGTAACAGGGTTGACCACAGAGCGGTCAAAGGCTCGTGCAATCTCGTTGATTTCCCGTATGCGGTCAACCTCGTTGCGGTAGCTGACAGCGAATTGCTGACCGTTTCTCATGGTGACCGTGAGAACAAAGGGGTATTCCGACCGCTGACCCTTGCTGGTCGTAACGGTAACAATGTCTGCGACATTGAGAAGGGTTCCGTTGAAATTGTAAAGCATGGGTTCACTTCCTTTTCTTCATCGCTCTCGCCAACACCACGGCGGCGCAGTCCTGAGAGTCTTCGTCCCACCATGCACACCGCTGTTTCTGGCAGGGGCAGAGGGGAATGTCTTCGGGGCAGCTCATAGACAACGGGCAGATTTTCTTCTCATTCTCCATCGTCTACACCCCCCCCATAAAAGAAAGCGTTCTTCAAAGCGGTGTCCACATGGCGCATGATCTCAGGCGGCAGGGTGCAAATGTACTTCCAGTCTTCGGTCACATCAATGACTCGAACCTGTTCACACTCGACCATGCTCGGCTGTAAACTACCCCAAGTGACCGCAACATGAGTCGGCATTTCCAGCCGCTTTAACTGGGTGGTCATAGGAACGACAATGCTGGTGGGCGAAAACTGGTTGCCGACATTGTTCTGCACGACCACCCACGGACGCTTACCGGCCTGAACATGACCGCTGGCAGGCAGAGGAACATCAATGACAACAACATCGCCACGCTGATAAGGTTTCATAGTTACCTCCTGTATCTGGTCACGCTGTTGACAATCAACTCGACCTCAGACTGAGGGAGCGGCGGCTTGCAAGCCTGTTGATTGGCATACAGCAGTTCTTTGTAAATCTCTGCTTTGGTGTATCCTTGGTTATGAAGCTGACCCGCCAGAGAAGTCAGGCTGAGGTTCCGGCTTCCCGGTGTGATAGGCGGGTATTCAGGCTTCAAATGCAGCTTGCCATTTTCGGGGCGGCGGTAGATGGGGGAATAGATACGCTGAGGGGCGACTGTACCTGAGCTATTTTCCTTCGGCGTGTCGGGAAAATACTTCTCGATCACATAGTCAATCGCTGACTGGTTTTCAACGATCTCGGAGAAGATCAAAACCTCGCCGGTCATGATGAAGTACCGATTGCTCTTGTAAATCTCCACGGCGGCACGGTTGTTCTTACCCTTGAAGGGCAGCTCGCCACGAACGAGAATGTGAACCCCTCTCCCGCTTCTGGACTTTTCCGTGTAGGAGTGGCAACGACCAATAATGTCAGCCGCCAGAGGATTTAGAAGCCCATCAGTAAAGCCATCGTCAATGTCGATACCTACGACCCCTGTATCGTGAAACACATAGCCAAGACCGTCATAGTAGCCGTGCTGGACATTGTGTTCAGCGTCAATGTAATTTGACCATGTATCCGGGTTAGATGAAGAAGCCGCCTTTCTTACGGTGGCCTGCATGGGAACCTTTGACCCGTCCCATACATTGACCCATGCCTTTTCCCCTCGGAGTTCAGCGGGTATATTCAAATAGCTCATAGGCTTACCTCAGCTTTCATACGGACTCGGTAAAGACCAGTCCCATCTATCGCCGCCACGGTAGGCGTTGCGGAAGTGGTTTCTCTTGCCATCGCCAGAAAACCACAGGTAATCCGCAGGAAGGACACGACCGACCTCAACCTGACCTTCTCTCTCTGCATACCAGCGGGTCAACACATCTATACAGAGAGTAATCAAATCGTCATCAATCGGATTTTTCTCTTTGTACCCTACGAATTGTTTAGGTGTAGTCACGACCGTTATAATGTCGCCGTAGCCGTGATCGACACGGTTGAGCGCACACCACACACAAGCGGCTTTCTCAGCGTCCGAGCTGACCCCTCTGGCTTCTCCCCATAGCATTTTCGCCAGTACAATCACTTCCTCGTCTGTCCACGGCTGAGGTGTCACCTCCGGTTCTGGCTCCGGGGTGACTACCTCTACCACCTCGACAACGGGAGAAGGTTCTTCAACCTCAACCGTGGGTAATTTCAGACAGAGGACTGCAACAATGGTGACGAACCACAGGAAGATTGAAAATCTCAGCCCTCGCAAGGGGTCTTAGACTTGCTGGACTTGGGCTTTGTCGAGGTTCCAGCAAAATAGAATTTGTCATCTACGCAGATGGGGAAATCAGGAAAGAGCTTACTGACGGTCTGCGTTCCACGGGAGCAAATCTGCTCTGCCGCCGCCAACGACATTTCATCTTTCACGAAGTCCTTCCCAGCAGCCATGACATACGGCACTTTGCCGTCAATGCTTTTCAATTTCATTGGGTTCTCTCCTTTCACGGTTCCATGCTTCTACATCAACGCCGATACGCTTCAACATCTCCTTGCAGAGCCATGTGTAATCGTCCGGCATTTGATAATACTGGATAAGGCGGTCATGCTCGGCAGAGAAAGCGTCATAGAACTTCCGCAGGCGCTTCTTGCCGAAACCAAGGTGAACATGGAGGGTGTAAAGCACCATAGCGTCAATGTCATCGGCGTAGCGCCTGTCGGCTTCCACGATCTGACGATTGATTTCCATGTCCATCGCTTTTCTCTCGGCGGCAGTTAAGACCGCACCGAACACCTTGCCGCCAGCTTTCTTGACTCTCATACCTCAATGTCCTCGAAGAAAACGGGATAGGTCTGTTTCAGCAGGGTCAGAAGCATATTGGCAACGACTCGCATATCGGGGTGAGCCGCCGCAGCACAACGCAGTTTCAGGAAATGTCGCCATTCTCTCAGATCAGCGGTCATGACCACTTCGGTCTTCAAGCTGTTCGGGAGGACAGATCGGGCTTCCTGCGGGGTGCAACCTTCGTTCAACAGGTCGAAGTAGGCGACCTCGGCGTGTTCACACGACCGCTTCCAGATGTGGTAGGTCGAGTCGGTCTTGGCGAAGGTAGAGGGGCGAATGACGGTAATCTCGCCGCCGAAGCCCTCCTTACCGTAATTACAGTATCGAGTGGACTCCTGACAGAACGCCGCCAGACGGTGACGGACGATCTCGTGACTCACGCCCCGGTCACAGGTGAAGCGAACTGAGAGAGAGCCATGCTCAATGACTGCTTCGTGACCCCGCTTGATAATGCCCCGGACGAACTTCTCTGCGCTTCCGTCCGTGATTTTGTCCTCGGACTTATAACAGGTGCGCCCTGCGGCTTCGATGGTGGTCAGAACTGTCTTATAATCGGGAGCGTTGATAAGCTCCACAGAAGGTTCGATGATTTTCATGCTTTACACCCCCGCAACATGGCTTGCCAACATATCGGCTTGGTGCGTCCACAGCACATTCGGGTACTGGTGGACTGCTCTGGTGTAATCGTTCCACTCGGACTTGTCGGTGAAAGCGCCCATGTGGTAGCGGATACACATGATTTCTTCCTCGGTCAGCGTGTAGAACTGAGAGAGAAGCATGACGGACTTATCGCCGTGGCCTTTCAGAAGGGTGTCGGGGTTGTACTCCCACTTGGACGGGTCAGGAAGCAACATTCCGTCTACGACCAAATCACTCGCCGGGTGACGGTACTGGTCAATCTTGCACAGGTCATGGAACATACCCACGATGTAGGGAGAACGGGACTTGCGCCAGATCAGGTGATTGTCCTGAGTCAGCGTCAGGAGGTACTTCGTGACCATGTAGGAGTGTTCCAGCAACCCACCCTCATAATTGCCGTGGTACTTGGTGAAAGCAGGGGCGGTGAAGAAGCCGTAGGCCATCAGGTACTTCATCATGCCATCGGAAACAACAGGGGTTCCGTCAGGCAGCTTCATAAAGTTCAGAAAATCGGTCACTTCGGACTTGGAGAAGCAGTCAGGCATTTTCGTACTCCTTTCTATGGATACTCTTTTCGCTGTCGAACCCGTCAGGGTAACGAGCCAGCAGCTTATCGACATTGTGCTGTGCCACATATTCGAGGGTCACACCCAAGCCGGTCGCCAACTGTGCGACATACCAGAGAACATCGCCCAGCTCGTCTACCATCTTCATCGGGTCGAAATCATGACCCTGAAACTCGGTCTTTTTCAGAATGTCAATACACTCTCCGGCTTCGCCGTTCAGACCGTAACAACCGTTGCGAACCTTATCCCACGAGGTCAGGTTGCCGGAGGTACGCTCGGCGGCTTTCTGATAATCATTCAGCGTCATCGTCAGCGACCTCCATTTCCAGCACCGTCATAATGGCGTAGTTGGCAAGGTCAATCAGGGTGTCCCGGATAGACTCGTCATTAACCTTCTGCTCACAGCCACGGGAGAGAGTCTTGAAGCGGCTGAGTTTATCGCCCAAACGGATACGAGCCATCGCCATTCCTTCTTCAACGAATGTCTGGTGGAAGCTGTCACCGTAGTCATGGTTCTTCTGCTCATAGAGCTTGTTGATCTCCTTGCAGATTTCAGCGTGGCGCTGAACCTTGGAGAGCGAACAAATATAGGCTTCTGCCATTGTAGCTTATCCTCACTTTCAACATAGTTTTCCACAGACCATTGGCGAGGGAGAGCGTTTTATTTTAGCCCTCCCTCGCACCCGGTATCAGCCAAGGAGAGCTGCCAAATCCATCGGGGACTTCGGAGCGGTCTTCTGAGCCGCCTGAGAAGCCGCAGGAGCGGTTTTAGCGGCAGGGGTAGCAACCGTATTGCCAGAGCCGCCCCAGCCCTCAGAGGGGCGCTTATCAGCCAGACGGACGAAGGTAATGCTCTGTCCGGGCTTCTTCTTGTTTTCCTGAACATCATGTTCAACGTCACACTCAATGAAGTGACCAATCAGGTCGGTGTGGTCGATCTCGGTCAGGTCGAAGTTGCCGAGGGCAGTCTTGGCGAAGTAGCTGAAAGCGTTGTAAGCACCCTCGTTGGGAGAGCCATCAGATTTCAGCAGGGAGAAGCGTTCGATGTGCTTGCTGCCGTTCTGCGTCTGCATATAGACTTCCAGCTTGCCGAAATCTTCCTTGTACTTCACATCGGTAATCTGAAAGACATGAGTACCTTCGGGAATGAGGGTGAAACCCTCGGTGAGTCCGATTTTAGCCATTGTTTTTGTCCTCCTTCATGGTGTAGAAATTGAGCTGTTCTGTGTACTCACAGGGGAAGATGATACCGACCAACTGGTCTTCGTCATCGGGGTACTTGGCGTACTGCTTGACCAGCAGGGCTTTCGGTACGCTCTTATCGCTTTCCAAATCGTAAGCGTACAGAATTTCGCAGAAATCAGACTTCTCGATCAGCGACCAGTCATCGTTGGTGACGGGAAGGGTCATGGTGCTGTCCTGCGTAGCGAAGATACGGATACAGTCTTTGATCGCACCGTCCGGCTCAGGCATGACCGCCTTGACCAGCGTGGCGTACTCGGTGCAACCGACCTGAGAGATCAAGCGACCGATACCGTCAGGCATTGTCTCGTTGCTGTACCCGGTCACGCTGCGAATACCATCGGGAATGAGCATAAGTACGGACGGGGAAGCAAGCCAGCGTTCGTCCATGTACTCGTAGATAGCGCCGCCATCAGGGGCGAGGGACTTCACGAACTTGGAAAATTTCATAGGTCAATCCTCCTTAATGATTTTCGGGGAAATGCGGTAGCTGTCCTCGGTGGTCGTGTACTTCGCCAGAATACCGTCTGCTTTCATAGCGTCCTTGTCGATCTTCGTGGTGGAAGTACGGCTGACTTCCCAATTATAGGAAGAACCAGCGATAGACACCTTCTTGTCACCGTCACGGAACTGAGCGATTGCAGCTTTCTTAATCATGTCAGTCAAGACCTTGTACCGCTTCTCGTCCTCAGCCACCTCAGCGGCGTGAGCGTCCAGCTTGGCTTTCAGGTCTTCGGCTTCCTTGACCAGCGCCGCCATGTCCGTTTCCGGGGACAGGTTGTTGGTGCGGAGGGCTTTCAGGATTTCAGCGTCCTTGCGCTCGTCAAAAGCGGGAGAAATGCCGCTCTCAACGAAGTCCTTCCACCATTTCAGGGCAGGCTTCACATACTTCTTCTCGAAGTCAGGATACCGCTCGGACACTTTGAAGGGGCGGGTGATGGTGTTCTCACCGCTACACACAAACTTCTCAGGGTCATCGTAGTCCTTGGGTTCGAGGAAGGAAGCGACCATGATAACATCGTCCACGCCGAGAAGGTAGGCGTACAACGCCGCCTGCAAAGCGTAATACTCAGGAATATCGTCCTTCCAGTCCTCGACACGCTTGGAGGTCTTCATTTCGAGGACGGTGGTAGGCTTACCATCTTTGCCATAGAGCAAGTAGTCCCACATACCGCCGAGAATGGGGCTTTCCTTGAAGAAGTCACCGTAGGTCTTGTTGAAGTAGTCCTTACCCCACAGATCGGTCGGCGTGACCAGATTGCTCATGAAGTAGGTCTGCTTCATGTACTCGGCCTGCTTGGGTTCGATGGTCTTACCAGCGATGGTGTAGATGGTGTCCTCGAAAGGCTTCTGATAGGTACGGGTCACTTCACACCAAATCTCGAACGGCGTAGACCACGGGTTCAGGCCGAGGATAGTGGCAAAGCGAGTACCAGTCAGCTTCTTCGGACGCTTGGGAGGGATAATCTGGATTTTGTTGCCGTCAAGCCATTCCATTTTTGTCTACCTCCTTATAATTCACAAATTCATCAGCGGCACATTCCCGAACGGCAGTATCAGGGTTGTTACCGTAGAGCTTACAGCAATCCGCTTCAAAGTCTGCATTGACGCACTTACGGCAATCAATTTCAATCATGCCTTAGCCCTCCTTCGCCGCTTTCATTTCGTAGCCAGCCAGCATATTGTTCACGCCCTCGATCAGAGCGTCACACTTGTCGGCTTCGATCTTGGAAAAGCCCTCGGTCTTCATGGCGATGGTCTGCACGAACTGTTCCTGCTCTGCGTCAATATCCATGAGCTTTTTCAGCAGACCTTTCAGCGTACCGACCTGTTCCTCAGTGGCAGCGCCAGCAGGAGCGCCGGTCAGTTCCTTCTTGATCTCCTGACGCTGTTCAGTGGTCACAGGGGGCTTCTTGGTTACGGCGGGAGCGGGTGCGGGGGTCGTATCAAACTCGCCGCTGTCGATACTGTCATGCTCCACAATGTCCAACACGAGCTGCCACAGGTAGCGGCGAATGTAGGTGATGGAGCTGCCGGTCGCCTGCATTTCGTTTGTGACCTGATTACCAGCGTTGGACACGATGGGGGCGATGGGGGTGTACGGTGCCACGAAGTCAATGAAGTCCTCACGATCATTGACATTGTAGACACGAGCGGTCGCCTTGTCGCCGTACATGGACGGAACCATCATCAGGCCAATTTCAAGGAAAATCTGCTCGGCCTTGGGAACAATGTCCGCCAGCTCGAAATACTTATATTCGAGCTTCATGTGCTTGCCGCTCTTGTCCACGCCAGCTTCGAGGAAGCGCACACGGGCAAGCTGTAACTTCTGGAATACATTCATGGTGGAATAGTCCACCGCCACACTCTCAGCGGCCTTCTTGGTAGTAGCCATATTTATACCTCCAACATTTCTAATAATTTTTTCTTGATGGAATTGACTCTACGGGTGTTCCGCTTGGGCGGCTTCTCTCCGAGGAAATCTCGGACATAACGCCGTGCCAGCCGGATATACCAGTCACGGTCAACCACATCAATCGTCAGGTGATTGTCGTTGTCTACGACACATTTTGCCGGGAGTCCAGCAATCTTGACGGGATTGCCAGTACCGAGGTGGATTTTGTAGAGGGTTCCGCACCGATGATCTTCCGTGGCATATACCCGGTTGACCTTCTGTACGACCTCCATCTGCCCGTCTACCTCATGGAGAGCGTCACCATACTTGCTCCCGGCCTTGGCGACCAACTGGAAGTCCAGCAGGCGGTCGCAGCTCATGATGGTATCTTCGACCGGGATACCGTAGGCCAGATAATCCTTGACCGCCTTGGCGACCACACAAGCGTTGTTATTGATGTTGAACGCTCCTGCCGGGGCAATCCCACGAACGAGAACGCCACCCTTGATTTTGGGGTCGCCCTCGAAAGGAACCTCGACATAATTGTTCACATCTTTCTGACAGATCATCTTGATAAGGTCTTCCTCCAACTCAAAACCAGTTCTGTCCTGCCACTCCTGCGTGATCTCCTGATACATGGGAACATCGCAGTCATCAAGGCTGACCATGATACCATCGGTGTTGAGCTGAATGATCTTTAAGGTAGGGCAATCCTGAACCAGATGTTCCGCCATTTCGAGCAACTGCAACTGGCCTGAGATACAGACCGAGCGCCCCATGAGCGGGTCATACAGGTCGTTGTAGCGGTTCAGCATGGCTCCGTAGGTGGTGTTCAGCACCAGCTTCAAAGCGTTCGCCGTGGCCTTATCGCCAGCCCTCTTTGCCTTGACACGCCGCTCAATGGTGGCGGCATACACATCGGGGGAGGGAATATTTCGGCTACAATAACCGTTCAAGGTCATCTGGTGTGGGTAGTAGCTGGCAACATCTTTGTTGCGGATAGAGCGGGTTTCCGTGGCTTCCTCTCGGTAACACGGGATAGCCCCGTGAATACCACCGTAGGCGATGGTGCAAGGACAGCCGCCTACCATCAGATCGAGTTTTTCCTTGAACACCACTTCGTCAGGGATACTCTTATCCTTCAACCGTTCGAAGAAGTCGAACACTTCCTGCGGAATGTACTGGCGAAGCAGCTTCGGCGGATACTGATATTCCCGCTCGTCATAATGCGGTTTCTGCTCTGCGTCAAGGTAAGCAGCGGTCAGCTTGGCGTTGGTCATGTAGAGGGCTTTTGCGGGATACAGCCCCTTTTCACGACCCAGCGTTAGCTTACTGGACAGGTAGCCTTGACGAAGATCGTCCAGCCTGTCGGTTGCGTTAACATCGTGTCGGCAGTAGAACTCGACCTCTCGCTTCTCGTCCTCAGTCAGAGGGCGGTCGATGTTGAACGGAACAGTGGTTTCACGAATATCCATTCCGAGGTGCGCTTCGATTGCTTTCAAAGATAAACCCATCTGGCAATCGTCCATCAGGTCATATTGATCGAAGAAAATCCCGCAGTCACGGAGAGGGGCGTACTCCCAGCCCTCGTGACCACCAACGATTATAAAATCGTTGACTGCCTTGATTTCCTCCGGCGTGAAGCCCGAAAGAACCGCTTTCAGAATGAATTGGTCATAGTGCTTGTTGTTGAACCCCGCCAACAGGGGTTCTTGGGTCATGAACTGTTCGACCGCTTCATTGTCATTCCAGATGACGGTGTACTCCTTCGTGACCTTGTTCTTGAAGACGAAAAGCCAATCGTAGGCAAACACCTCGCAGTCGAAAATAAATGGTTCAAGGTTCAGCGGTATCACCTCCAAAGAGATTATCCAGATACCTTTCAGCAAGGACTTCCTGAACACCCTCCATAATGTAGAGCATACAGGGGAAAGCCATGCCATTTCCCCACATCTTGTACTCCGCAGAGTCCTTATGAGGAACCAGCGCACACCAATCTTTCTCGAACCCTTGAAGGGAAGCACACTCAGTAGGGGTGAGCTTTCGAGCCAGATAAATGACTTCACCGCTCTCGGTCTGTGTGGGAACAAAGAGAGTCTGGTCGTTGTTACATGAGAGCGTTGCGCTCTTATCTTCCTGTATCAAAGCGCCCTTACCCCCCCCTCACAACCAGAGCGGATTTTCAAGGTGTACGGGATAAGCGCACATGGAAGATGATGGTGGTCAGGTCTGGCGGCAGCCAATGTCATCGTTACCCCCCCCGTAATAGCCTGATTGTAAAAATCTGCTCCGATTGGTTCTAACACCAATGTCTCAGTACCCCCCCCCATAATTGCCGCCCGTGGCTTTCAGCGTAACCGCTTGTTCCGTGGGTGTATATTCATCATAGGAAGCCTGTCCGAAGCATGGAACAAGAACTAAAGGGACATTACCCCCCCCCTGTTCCCATTCGTCCAGCGAGGGTTTGGACGGTGTTATCGGGTCTGAGGGACACTCGACTGTCTTGGGCGTGGTTTTCGACTGCATAAACACGATAGTGTTCAACAGGGCTTGTTTCAGAAGCGGGTCTAACGGTTTGCCCCGTTCGCCTGACCTTCTTAAAATCCCTTCGCAAGCCCTCACGCTCAAATAGTATCCGTCCGGCACATTGACCTCCAAGATCGAGGACAACGAAGACACGCTTGCGTCTTTGGGGAACTCCCCAACCTTGAGCATCAAGTCCTCTCCAAGCGATAGAGGAATGATCTCCCAAGACGAAGCCGGTATGCGGCCATTTTTGCCGTCCTTGCTTGTCTTCCGCATATCGAGGAACGCTATCGTCTCCCTCGCAGATTTTCCAGAGAGTTTCGATGACTGTTCGGAAGTCCTCTCCCTGTGTCGAGCTAAAAGCTCCGTAAACATTTTCCCAAATGACGATTTGAGGAAATCTCCCATTGGTGGCACACCTCATTTCCTGAATGACTCTGACTGCTTCAAAAAATAGGGAAGACTCCTGACCAGCAAGACCCTTACCATTTCCAGCAATCGAGAGGTTTTGGCACGGAGAGCCGAAGGTGATAACATCAACAGGCTCGATTTCTGCCCCGTTCATCTTGGTAATATCGCCAAGGTGAACCATCTTAGGAAAACGGGACTGTGTGACGGCTTTCGGGAAAGGCTCAATCTCACTCGCCCATGCCGGGATAATACCGACCGCAGAAGCGGCAAGAGGACAAGTCCCGCTGCCATCAAACAGACTGCCTAACTTCACTTCGACACCTCCTGTTCGATGAATTTACAACCGCACTTGCGGTAGATGGTACACCGCTTTTTGTAGCTTCGCACGAGGTACTGGATACCATCGTCTACATAGTCATAGGCGATGGGTTCTCTCTTGCCCTCGAAGGTACGAGCGATACGACCGATGCTCTGAGTTATCACGGCATAATCCTTCTGCGGTGTGGTCAGGTACAGCCGGTCGAGCCGAGGAATATCCAAGCCCTCTTTTGCCAGAGAGTAAGTGGCGAACAGATACCGCTTGCGCCCCTGCCGCATTTCCTCAATGGCCTGTTCTCGGAGAGCTTTGGCTTTCTTCGTGGTCATCTTTCCATCAATCATGACCGCCTGTTTTCTCAGATCGGGCGGAAGACGGTTCATCAGGGTTTCCAAATGCGTCAGCCGATCAGAGAGAATGAGATTGTAGTGATCTCGGTTTGCCACGAGGTCAGCGACGATCAGGTTATTTCGGGGGTAACGGTCAGCGAGGAAATTAACCAGCTTGGCATAGATGATCGTACCGTCCGTATCCAAAAACTCACGGCTGAGTCCTTGATGTGTAGCACGGGGTAGAACGCTGACGGTCATAATCTTGTCTCTCACCGCTTCGTCCGGCACTTGATAGGCAATCCCGCCCAACAGAGCGTAAGTGGCGGCAATCATACCGTCTGCCCTGTGTACCGTAGCGGACAGGCCATACTTGTGTCGAGCTGCCAGAGCGTTCAGCACCTTTGAGAACTGTGTCATGGCAGTCGGGGTTCCGGCTACACGGTGGCACTCGTCCACAATGATACAATCCCAAACATCACGGTACTGGTTCAGATCGAGGTTGCACATGGTCTGCACCGTTGCGAAGGTGATTGCCTTGCCTATTTGAACCCTACCTTCGGTGATCGTGCCAGTCAGAGAAGGACTCATGTACTGCTCCGCTCGGCTTTTGCTCTGCATGAGCAAATCCCGTGTATGGGTCAGCCAGAGTGTCCTTCGGCCTGTATCCGCCGCAACAGCAATCCCAATCTGTGTCTTACCGCACCCCGCAGGGGCTTGAAGAATACCGTAGTAGGCCGTTATCAAGGCTTCCTTGGCTTCCACTTGGTAATCATAGAGCGGAATGGTGCAACCGAAGTCTACCTCGGTCGGTGTAGGAAGATTAACCTTCATGTGGCAATCGTCCATCGCCAACACATCATTCAGGCAACCATAGGGGAGAACCAGTGTGTCACCGTCCCATTGGAACAGGTACAACTTCTCAGGGGTGTTGCCGACCCAAAAGTGCATACGGACTTTCTTGGCGTACTCAGGATTGGGAAGAATAAGCTGCTTCTTGCACCATGTAAGCAACTGCTCAGACGGATTTTCAATTCGGAGCTGATTGCCAACAGTTACTTGCATTGGGACACCCACTCTCCAAGTGTGATACCGTATCGCCTAATATCGTTGGCAGACAGTACAGTTCGCAAAACGGACAATTCCAAAAGCGTAGAGAAGGAGATAAATCGAACTTCACCGGTTATCAACCTAATTGCAAACCAGCCCTCTCCATTTCCGGTTTCCTTCCAGAGCGTCATAGCGGAAAACTGGTTTTCTTCGATACGCTCCATCTTGAAAATGTTCTTGGAACAATCCTTACAGTCAATGGGATAGCTGACACCGTTTCGAGCCGCAATCACATCGAACGGCTGACCTTGACTGTTCTGAGCGAGATTGTGCGCCCAAAAGCCACAACCCGACAGGCTCAGGCATAAGTCTCTTTCAAAGCCAGTGCCAACCTTGCGATTGACATTCATGTTTTCACTCCTTTCACCGCCCCTAACGGGGCGGGATTTACGAGATACCCGATCAAATGCAGAAGCCGAAGGACACGCCACGGGAGCCGCCGGCGTACACAAAACAGAAGGAGATGGCGGTGCTGCCGAAATAAGGAGAACGCTCCCATCTCCAATCCCTCTCACCATTCTGCTTGCACTTGCCATAGGGCGTGTTCTCTCGCTTGTACCACTCGTACCACTTACCCTCATAACCGCAGGAATAAATCTTGCGACCGAAGACCTCCTGCTCAGAAAGAACGAACAGCTTGTCAACGGAAGGAACTCGCACTTCGTTCTTGCTCTTAGCGGTCATCTTCACCACGGGCTTGATGACTGCTTTCAGATCAGCGGGAAGCTGCTTCTCGAAGAAGTTGCCGTTGAGTTTGGCACGGAGATAGGAAGCGTCCCAGCCGCCCTCGTTGGTAGGCTTCTCATTCATGGGAATGTCACCGTCAAGGGTTTCCACGGTTTCAAAAGTGATATGAACCAGGCTACCGTCACTTGCGTAGTCATGGTTGAACCCGATGATACGGGCAGTCAGGTAAGAGCCGTCAGCCAGACGGAATTTCTTGGTGTCACCGACCTCGAACATCTTGTCGGCAAGACCGAAGGAGGAATACATATTGATCTCGTCCCAAGAACAGTCCTCCAACTTACAGCGCTTCGGGGAAGGGCGACTGCCGAACATGACACCATATACGGAGTTGAGGTGAAGTTTGACGGTATCGGTATCGACATAACCCGTAGGCATGAGAGTTTCGATCATCTTCTTCTGAGAAGCGATGGTTTTCTCCATCTTCTCGAACTCGTCAGCGAGTTTCGCAATCGTGCTATTCATAAAGTTCTCCTTTACAAAATGATAGGTTCTGATATAATCAGATTGAGCTTTTACGCTTGCCGTTGATGGAAGTACCAGTTCCGTCAGCGGCTCTTTCTTTTTCTCGGCGGGGCGGGATAAAACGCACCAGACAGCTCACAGAACAGCCAGAAGCAGCCAAGGCCGATACCCATGCGAACCATGCCTGCGCCGAGAGTCATTGTGTCTTGCTCTACCTCACCAACAACACCCAACAGGTAGAAAAACGAGAGAAATGCAAGGGTTCCGCAAATCTTTCTAAACTGTTTCATTGTCGTTTCCTCCCTTCATGGGAACCCATTGATAAGGCTCTCCATATTTCTGCAAGTGCCATTTTTCAAACTCCGCCCGGTGTTGCGGGTCACGGTAATACTCCCGAACAATTCGAGCCAATGAACGGCACAACACCCGTGCCTGTGGCTGAACCTCCGGTGTAAAAACGCTCATACCCGCACAGAACGAATAAAGTTTTCATACTCGTCCAGAATTGCATGAGATTTGCCAACGATGGTCTTTGCCTTTTCGCCAGAAATTGTTCCACGCACCGCCGAAGACATCTCAGACTTGTCCGTGTGAATACCAACTCGGTCGAGAACGGCAATCAACCAAACAAAACTCAGATTGTTTTCCCGCAGACGGTCGTGGAGGGACTTGCGACCTTCCATTCTGCTTACCTCCTTTCGATATTCTGTAAGCAACAACAACAATCTTGTTGACTTTGAAATTATCCAATGCTATACTGAGTGCGTCACCAATCAAATACCATTGGCTCACTCCCGCCGAAAAAAAGTAAACGGTAGGGGGCTGGATTTCTATTGCCTATTGACTTGTTGTTGTTGCTTACAAGGAGAGTATAATCGGAAACTTCCTAAATGTCAATAGCGTTTTAGAAAACTTCCTAAAAATATTTTGGAGGAAATTTCTATGTCCGTCTATGACTATGTAAAACTGTTAGCAGATGAACGGAACGAAGCCATTTCCGATGTTGAAAAAGCGTCTGGCTTAGGGAATGGAACGATTAAATCTTGGACAACTTCATTTCCAAAGGTAGATAAACTATACGGAGTAGCCTTGCATTTTGATGTTGATTTAGAATATTTCCTAACGGGAAAACGAAATGACATAACCCAGCAAGAGCGCACTCTACTTGAAATATTCAGAAATATTTCCGAGTTAGATAAATTTGAAGTCATTACTCTTTGCATGGAATTGAAAAAGAAAACAGAAAAAGAAAAAACAGACTCGTCTAAAGAGTCTGCTGTCTGAGAAATTAGTTGACTTGTCAGAGGTGAGAAAGCTGCTATGAAAACCAAAAAATTACCCCTCGATCTATCTATGCTCACAGCCGAGGAACAGCAACAGTTTGTTGATGACCCTACCACGCTGGTTCGAGGTAATATTGATGTGACTCTCTATCTGCGGTTCAGTTCTGATCGGCAATCCGAGCAATCTATTGAGGGGCAACTTCGAGACTGTATTGCATATTGTAAACGGAAAGAATACCGCATTACCGCCATCTACATTGACCGTGCAACGACCGCTCGAAAGGATATTGAGAAGCGTGTCCAGTTTCAACAGATGATTTCTGACAGCAAACACGGACTATGGAAATTGGTCATCGTATGGAAACTCGACCGCTTTGCCAGAAATAGAGAAGACAGCGCCGTATTCAAAATGCGGCTGCGGAAGAACGGTGTTCGGGTGGAATCTGCAACGGAAGCAATTTCCAACACCCCGGAAGGTATCATCTTAGAGTCCGTGCTTGAAGGAATTGCCGAATACTATTCCGCAGACCTTAGCCAGAAAATTACCCGTGGTATGAGAGAGTCCGCCTTAAAAGGTCACTCCATCGGTGGTCATGTTCCCTTGGGCTATAAAATTGAAAATCACAGACTGGTTGTAAATCCCGCAACCGCCCCAATAGTGCAGGAAGCATTTGAACGCTACGCCAACGGAGAGAGTATTGCCGACATTTGCCGATTGTTCAACCTGAAAGGCTATCGCACCGCCAAAGGAGCCGAGTTTAATCGTAGTTCTTTCAAATCCATGTTCCGAAACACCCGTTATATCGGAACCTACACTTACAAAGAAATCACTATGGAAGATACCATTCCAACCATCATTGACAAAGAACTATTCGACACGGTGCAGAAACGACTTTCTAAGGTCGCAGAAGCCCCGGCAAGGGGTAAGGCTAAGGTAGATTACCTCCTATCTGGAAAGCTGTTCTGTGGTCATTGTGGGGCTTCTATGAATGGTGAGAGTGGCACCAGTAAGACAGGAGCCGTCCACAACTATTATTCTTGTTACAGCCGGAAAAGAAAACAAGGCTGTGATAAGCGACCTCTAAGGAAAGAATGGATTGAAACCATCGTTGCTCAGGACGCTTTAAATTTATTGACCGATGACACTATTGAAGAAATGGCTGATATGGCCTTGTTTCAATCCGAACAGGACATGAAAGAAACCACCCGTATTCCGGTATTGACTGCACGGCAAAAAGAAATTGAACAAGGCATATTCAACATCACAAAGGCTATCGAAAAAGGCGTGGCTTCTGATACTCTCTTAAACCGACTCACCGATTTAGAAAAGGAAAAAAAGAGTATCTTAAAACAAATAACCGAAGAAAATAAGCTGTTCTATCAGATCGACCGAAAGCAAATTACAGGTTGGCTCTATCAATTCAAAAACGGCGATATATCCGATGATAGTTTCAAGCGACAGCTCATAGATTTATTGGTAAACTCTGTAACAGTGTGGGACGAACCTGACGGATACAGAATTACTACTGCATATAATCTCACCACTTGTAAAACTAAAACTTTTAGAGTGGATAGTAGTGGTCAGGAGTTCGGATTAGAGGGGCTATCGTCCACCAAAAATAAACCACCCGCAAGGGTGGATTTATTTTTGCCGTGGGCCTGCGGGAGTCGAAGTTTATCCCCCC